TGGCTTTATTTGGACGGTTACCGTGTCAAATTCGGCATCAATTTGAGCTTGATCGTCAGCTGTACGCATCGGCCCAAGATCAAGAGTGTCACCCTCCGCAACGGACGGTCGAGTAGCAACATCTCGAGCAGCCGCTTCTCGAGCGGCACGCTCCTGGTCGGCAACAAAAAGCTTCGCGGAAGGCAGCCCTAAGCCGTCGTTAACCGCAATCCCGTAAGAGTCCTTACCTGCCCGCGCCTTACCGGAAGCACCAGCAAGCCCGTCAACAATGTCCGTAGCCTCGAGTCGAGAAATAGGGATTCCTCGAGAGCGAGCCGCGGCTTGCACTACACCAACCATGAGCAAGCGTCGAGATCCGTTGTTTCCCTGCGCCCAAGCGTTGCGGATCTGCGCCGCCATGTGACGCGGGAGGAACTGCCGAGCGTAATTGTAGAGCGCGCCAGCGTCGTTAGCGTCATTCAGGTTGAATGTGCGGTTCGTGTCAATGCGGCTAACGGAACGCCCCAGGTTGTCCCAAACCGCAGATGGTCGGCCAGAGTTGGTCCCAGAAAAAGGAATAAGATTACTGGTGAGCTGATCAGCCTGCTCAGCTACCGACAAGTCGGTTACTACCGCGGCGTCACCAGCTAGTCCTTCGGACTTGTAGACCCGAACGTCATCACCAAGCGCGATACCGTTCTCTGCCAGGTCTTTAGAAAACTGAATGGGGTCGGACGAGTCGGCGTACTTTGCGAGTATCTGCGCTTGCTTCGACACGGGCAGCATGTGTGCGCCAACAAAATTTGCGACCCTTGCCCGCAAGTGTGCGAGCATCGTTCGCTTCGGTGCTTGCGGCCTGCGTGAAGCTCGAAAGTTCCCCTGGCTCGTTCGAGCGATAGCTTGATCGAAAGACTCGACTCCAAGATCGTCCAAAACTAGCGTGAGGACCGCTGGCATTTCAGTGGCGGTCACCCCAGCGGCGTCAGCCTCATTAATGTAATGATTGATCGTATCGAGGTAGTCGTCGTTCATGTTGTCAGCGAACTCGACAAGACCCTCAACCGTGAGCCGACCGTCCGTGCGCGGAGCCTCCCGCGCCACTGCCTCGATAATCTCGTCGCTCCAATAAACGCCATGCTGTCGAGCAAGTCGTCTGCGAGCTTCCGCTGCACCGGCAGTGTCACCGACTTTGCGCAAGTCGTCCACGCGGTTCAGGTCATCAACAAGTGCCTGGAACGCGCGCTGCGTCTTATTCGTCGGATGCCAAGCGCGGTTCTTCAACGCCAACGCGCCGACACCGCCCTTTGCGCCAGGAGCAAGTTTCGCAAGCGCGTATCGCGTAGCAGTAATAGCCCGCAGTGGTGGTGTTCCAAGGATCAACGGGTCAATGATGATTTCACTAGCAAAACCCAACACGGCAGACGCTTGAGCAAGAGCCTTCGAGTCGTTAATTTCCGTGTACTCAGCAGTGGCGGGGGAGGGGGCGAGCGGGTTCAGGAACCGTCCCGTGTTACCCATCCACGCGCTAACCACTTGAGCCATGAGCTGCGAGTAGCGGGGATCACCCGACGCACCCTCAACAATGTTCGACAAGACGATCCGTGACTCAACATCGTCGCCGTACTTCTCGTACAAGTCACGGATAACTTCCTCACCCGAGCCGTCCCTGCGCACGTAAGATTGGTGCAAGGATCGAGCGATATCAACCTCGTAAGGCGTGAAGTCAGTTTTCGCAACAAGGTCTTGAAGGTACGTCTCGTTGTATTGCGTCTCAGCAACGAGTGGCCTGTTCTCGCGCAGGCTGCCCTCTCCGACAGCCAGGTCGTCAGTTCCGAAAACCTCACGGCCCGTCAATGCAGCAGCGCGAACAGTTTGCTGGATCGGGGAAGTGACTTTATCAAGGTACAACTGCAAAATCGGTACTAGGCGAGAACCAACGTTCTCCGCGAAAGTGTTAATAATGGTCGGGTCAACTGCCGCATCCATGAGCTGTTCAGCGATGCCGTTGTCCTCAAGCTTCACCTCGACAGCTGCCTGGAAAAGCGCGGCCAGCTCGACGTCAACCTCAGGGTCGCCCGTAAAAAAGTCTGCCGCGAACGTCCTCGCCACGTTATCGGCGGCAATCGGCTTGTCAGCCAAGTTCAGCTTAACGATCCGGTCAGCCGCGAGGTTCACGCGCTCCCAATTAATCAGGTTGTTGACGTCTTTCGCCGAGATTGGTGCTCCGTGCTTGCGAGCCAACGCAGCAGCCAACGTCACCTGATTCGAGTAGTCCGTATCGCCAAGGCTCAATCGGCCAGGGCCGTACACGGGCTTACCGAAATTGTTTTGTTCCCGCTCGAGCAGCTCCAGTTTGGCCTCGTACAAGCTGGCTTGACTCGTTGGCACGAACGTCGAGATTGGAACGTTAGTCGTGGCAAAAGCGTTAGCAGCGGCGATACCGTCATACTCGCCCGTAGCCATACGCCGCTGCGCGCCCTTAATCTCACGGCGAGTGTCAATAATGTCTTGACGACGAAACTCGACCGGATCATCAGTGCGAAAATCCTGGTTAGGCACAAGATTTGTCGTTCCCGTGGCTTCCAGGTACTCGTCAATAGCAGGCCAAGGGTTGCGCGGGTTAGGCTCATTCCGCTCTTCCCGTTGACGCTGAATATCGCGCTCCATGCGATCAGCAGTCGCCATTACATCCCTCTAATTTGCAACATCTGTGCGAGCTTGTACATGCGCTCATCACCGAGAGAATCCGCAAGCATCATTAGAGAGTCGGATTGCTTGAAACCTCGAGTTGTGCGCATCGGGCCGTCACCTGGGCCGAAAGGCAATCCCGCAGTGATCGGCTCGTTCGGGCGTTCCGTCTTGGAGAACAGGGGAGTGGGTGGTTTACGAGCGGCCCCAGAGGAACCACGATTCGCTTGTGGCATATCGCTCGCCCCTGGGGTCGCTCGTAGTGGCGCGCTTGACTGGATCTCGTTGTAGTCGGCGTTTTCCCCGTAGGGCAGTCCCGTCATCTCCTGCGTCATCTGCGCCGGTCCACCGTCAGTCCTGCGTGATAAGCGGCCTGGGGCTGACACGGGTGCGGGTTTAGCTGGCTTGTGATAACCACCTCTAGGCATCCGGATTCCCCTCCCACCCATCTTGAATAAATCGGACTATGCGGGGGTCTAGTTCTTTGACCTCTTCTTCCTCTTCATTTTCGAGAAGTTCGTGGTCAATCAGCTCGAACTCATCCATCGCGTTCAGAGCTTCCATAAACATGAAAGTTGTGCGCCGAGCTAAGTCGTCAGCAATATCAGGGTTGTAGGAAACGTTCGATGCGACCATCGAAACGTGAATCCAGTCGCCCATGCGGATTCCAGCCATGATTTCTCTAGCCATGCGCCCTCCTAAACTGGAATCCGACGGGAAACACCCGCCGTCAAGTTGGGTTCACCTCTGCTACCAAGCGAGGCGAGAAGAACGTTCAAGTCTGGGCGGCCCCCTGGCCCCATCCCTTGCTGACCAGGAGCGACACCGCGCATCGTTCCATCAGGGTTCAGTCCGTCGCCCCCAAGACCACCAGCAGGACCACCAGCTACCTGCGCGTCCATCATCGCTTGCTCTTCCGGTGATGGCTCCTCAGGCGCGAACGCTTCCCGCACAACTTCCTCAATGGGTCTACCGCGCTCCCGACCCTCAATAATCTCCGCAACAGTGCTCAAAACCGTGCCTGGGTCTTGGCCTTGCTGCGCCAAGGCGGGAATAGATTGCGCGTACCCAGCGACAGCGTTTTTGAGTGCGTCACGCATTTCCTCAATATCAACGATCTGCTCTTCCTCAGTCGCGTCCAAAGAGAACGGCATTTGCCGACGCAGGAAGTCACGAGAAATCAGCTTGTCGCCGCGTGCCTGCAAACCGAATACGAGAGCACGGTTCGGGTCGAGGCCCGCGAGCAGCCCGTACTCAACATCAACCGTGTAATCGCCCTTAATGTCCCGTGACGGCTTGTATTTAATCTCGTACGGGGTTCCGTCATTATTGCCGCGCATAGTGCGCTCAACATTGGGCCACAGCTTCTCGTCCAGGCGCAGAGACTTAGCGATTAGGTTCTCGAACGTGCGAGCAAACATCGCTTGACCCGTGCGGATCTGCGAGTCAAAACCACCCATGAGAGCTTGCACGCCGCGGCCCGTAACAATAGAGCCGTCAACATTCCCTGTGCGGGCTTCCGGATAGCGGGAGCCAGCGCGCAGCTCACCATCCAGCATCCCTTGTTCCGCAAACGCACTCGACGGAACCTCAAGCGGAATCCTGCGTACCGCCGCCGCATTAGAGGTGCGCAACACAGCATCCGGCCCCAGCGCGAGCTCCTGCGCGTCCGGAGGCAACACGAGTGGTGCTTGCACTGACTTCTGTGCCGCCTCAAGAGCGAGCATCGCCATGCGAGACTTCGCAACCTGCACGCCAATCACATCATCAAACTGGCCGCGAGGCTCACCATCAACGCTAGGCCGCATCGTCCACTCAACGAGGCACTCGCCCGTCGGGTTCGCCCCCATCTCGAGCACAAAACCCTTATGGTCAGGAAGGAACAGCACGTTCCGGCTCGCACTGTGATACCGGACAACAGTGACCGGCAAGTTCGCCTCGTCAGTCATGTACGAGGTGTACCCAGGCTTACGGAACGCCTGCGCCGCCTCCGGATACTTCGCCAGCAGGTCAGCTTTCGTCATCTGCAACGTGAAATACGCCTCAATGCAGTGACCCCAACGGTCAAACACGGGGTAAGCCCCCAGCGGCTCCATGAACGTGATCCGTGGCAGCTGCGATTCCGCGTCAATCTCCACGATGCTGGGGACGCTTCCGTAGCTAAAGTACGCCTGGGCCGCCTGGTACATCTGCCGCGACAAGTCCGAGTGCTCCACGTACCCGCGCACAATCAACGACCGCTTCTCAGCGAACTTACGAGCCGTGTCAGACACCGACTTGCTCGAGGCGCAGTTAAACGTCGGCAAAGGAGCGAGCACCTCAGACAAGTCATGCGCGGCAACGTCGATCATGTTCGCCACGATCCCCGTAGACAACGGGCCTGTCGGGAACATATCGGGGTAAACCTCGTTCATGCGTCCCTGACGGACCATCCGGATCATGCTCATGCGGGTGTCACGGTTCGAGTAACGCGACTTAGCCGCCTCGTACCGCTTCCGCAGATCCTTGTCGTACTCCATTTACGCTCCTACCGGCTTCCATAGTTGATGCGCTTGAGCGTCAAGCAAAGAAACAGTGCGCTGCTGCCGCAAATCCCACGGCGTAGCAAAAACGTTATTCATGTGCGACCGCCCAATCGTGTGAACCACGCGATCACGGCACGCCAGCTCCGCAAACCACAACGCCATAACAGTGTCCGTTTTTTGACTTTTCGGAGCGTCAGGAGCCCACACCGCCAACTGCTCCATCAACGCCTTCACCGCCTCGCTCCCCACACTCGAAGGGAACTCCAAAAGACAGTTACCGTCCTCCCAGCCCGCAAACAAGCTCGTCATCGACGCGACACCGAAATCCGCGTCATGCTTATTCGATCCGGTAAAGTGAGGCTGGATAACGCAACCCCTCGAGGCCGCGTAACGGTTCAACTCCGTATCGTGAACAAGAAAACCCTGGAAGCCGTTACGCTCAATACGAGCTTCCGCAAGGTTGTACTGATCTATGTAGCCAGTAATCATCTCCCGCATCTGATCCGGAGTGATCCCAGCCTTATTGAAAACATCAACGACGTACCGCTTCTGCGTCTGAACATCCATACCAATCACGACACCAGCGGTGTAACCAGAAGTCGCAGGGTCCACGCCTAAAACGTGAATAAGCCCGTCACTACCGCGACCCTCACGAACAGAGTTCACTCGCTTCGGCAGCAACCCCGTAAACCGCGACCCGTTCACCGCCGCAGCGAGCATCTCCGGCGAGAAGACAGCCGCCGAGTTCACTTGCTCCTGCTGATAAACCATCGCCCACGTGCGCGGTTGGATACGGGAACGCTTCTTCCTCAACCGCGGCCCATCCCACTTCGGGAACAAACCATCATCACGAGGAACAGCCATATCGCCACGCGCCCCAGGTTCAGGCTCATGCGTCGCGGGCCACAACGTCACCCAATCCGCAGGCTCATCTGCGTACTCCAACACCGCGGGCATCGCCAAGTACGACCACGGAGACTTCTCCTCCGGATACCTCGACGGCTCACGCAACGCCGCATACAAGTC